AAGCCATATTATCGGCTTGTTCTTTTAACATTGACAAATTGGAAAAAGCACGTTCATCGTATAGTGCTTAACGACACCATTTCCTATTACCAAAAAATACCAAAAGTGTTTCCAATTGAACTAAAAACCCACATTGTTTCCTATTTGATTAGCCAGAATATCCTTCAAAATGTATAATTTCATATTAGTGATTCCCCGCATTATTAAAACCATAAAAATCTGTTTCGTGTTTTATATTTTATTTTTTTACGGCAAAAATAAAAATTGAAACCAACTCGCTACTCTTTCCCCTTCTTCATATCAAAAACAATCCACAATTATTATGAACGCTTCTCTTATTAAAACCATCGTAATGCTCACTGATCCTGGCAATGAGATTGATGATGAGATCTTGCTGCATCTCTTAATGACCCAAGAAACAAGCAATACAAACGTGTGGATCGTATGTGTTCCCGGTGTGACTTCAACGAATCCGCTACCAAATTCCCAAGAAATTCAGGCGCAAGTGAATAGTCGAATTCAGCGCATACGGGATGTGTTTCCAGAGTCATTTGGAAAGAACCAAAACTTCTGGACTGCGCCCTGTGAGCATATCACCCGACAAAGGTCTCCTTCCATTTTCACGCTTGCGACAATGGAACAAGTAGAAGAAGCAATGGCTTCCACTGGAAAACCATTGGAAGTAGACTATTTGCTTCATGTTGCCCCCCTTTGGCATATTGAACCTGAACGACTTCGCAATGTGTTCCAAGTGAAAACTCGTATATTTATGGGTGATTTAACAAATCCGGATAACTCCATGAATGGCACCAAGGCCATGCCCAAGGACTGTTCCTATTTACGTAGTCAATTTGAAAACCAAGAAAAAGTGTTTGAAGAGATTTGTGAAAAAAGTCTGGATATCCCGACCCAATTTGCACGCAACATTCCCACTCCGTTTTCGTTTATGAAAATCCTTCCGGAAACCATGCGTTCCCCCTTGCTGACAACCGCATTCAATCAGTTTGTTGGACGCCCGTCAGCCCACTTCCCTTGGGCCGAAGATATTTCCAAAGCCAATCATAAAACGATCATGGCTATGATTCCTGAAGATACTCCGCTTTGTACGTTGACAACAAATGAAAAAAAACAACTACAATCACAAATTGAATTCTTTCTAAACAATGAAAAAATAGACAAAAACAATATTATCATTCATGATCCAATCAGCTACAAATCGCGTTTGGAAGACATAGCCAGCGTGGTGAAACACGTCACTAAATCATCCTATGTATCTCTTCCCGAATTCGCCAGTTTCAACAAGGACAATCTAGAATCCAATCGTGCAAAAGAAGAATGGGAAAGCTACATTACTACTCACAACTGTCATTTAACCCCGTTTTACGATGGTTTGGCGTGGATCGTTATGCGCGAAGGCAAGCTCCCAACCCAAGAACGATGTATGGAAATGATATCAAGTGTTTCGTAAAGAAAAGACAGATAAATAAAACATCCAAATAAAAGACAAATCCTTGTCCGTCCCCACCCACTTTAAAAATAAAAAGATACTCTCTTTTTATTTTTTTATTGTTTTTCTTTTTCTAAAATGAATCAAATACATTCCAAGATCCGACGTTGAATCGGGTAATTCACGTTTCCCGAAAACAAGGATAGCTTATTAGGAAGGCTGTTGCGAATCATGGCTTTCTTGATCAACAAGCGAATGCGTACACGATTTAGTGATAATTTGAACTTGATGATACACCAAAATAAGGTGCTAAATAAGGTGCGAATGATGTAGATCTCTTTGCCTGAACGAAGCTGTGTGGTTGGAGAAGTGGAACGATACACTCGGTTGTGAGGCCACCAATACAACTGAATGTGTGTAAAATCGTTATTGACTTTCCATTGAACCGGTACATATTGACCGTTGTGAGGATATAGCACGGTATTTACCGGCATTGAAATGTTCTGTTTCGGGTTCGTGGCTCGCACCGAGACGTACTTGCCATTTGGCGAAGGAAATAAGGATAGCAAGGATGAAGGAGCATCTTCAGGAAATTTCACCACAAAATGAGTCCGTTCAATAGGCATAATGGATGAGTTATAGAAAGGAAACGTCTCGTTAAAAGGAGTTCAATTTTTCTCACATAAATAAAGGAATTATAATGGATATTTATTTGGTGTATTGAGAAAAATTGAAATGAATTTGACGCAGCCTTATTATCAACAATCAACACCCATCAACAATAATAATGCCCGCTTCATTCACCACCAAAGCCTCTCGCAATGAACGTCGTCGCCAACATCGTGGAGAGAAGCCAATTCAAGCATTTCACAAGGAAGTACTCTTGCAGAAAACACACAACAGTGGTAGGACCAAAACAAACAAACGTGAAAAAAAAGGAATGACAAAGGCAATGGCTCGTGAACGACTTCATAAATATGAATTTGGATTTCGTGTTGACGCGACAAATGAGATGGTCCATACAAACCGCATTGAAGAAACCGTATTTCTCGAATACATGAAACACTTTGAAAACCCATAAAACAAAAAAGGGACACAGTGAGAGAGATAGGGGTGGGGTGCGCGCGCTTTTTGTCTATTTAGTACAATATTTTTAATTATTTGATGTATCATTTTGGATAAATAAAATTGAAATGAATTTATTGAACACTACTGTGAACAATCAAATACCCTCAACCGGAAAATAATGACAGCTTCATCTGTAAACAAATCCCAACGCAATCAACATAAATACCGCATGTATGACAGAGTAAAGCCAAACCTAGCATTATATAAGAACAGATACAACCGTAAAAAAACGAAAAGAAGTAAACGCGATAAAAAAGAGAACGCAAAAGCGATGATGTATCGGATGAAACTTCACCAAAAGGTGGAAGAGTCCGTTCGCATATGCATTGTATGCATAGTGTCCGATTATTGGACTATGATTCATTGGTTGCCCATTCGTAAAAAATAGAGTCATTGAGAGAGGGATGGGGTGCGCGCGCTTTTTGTCTATTTAGTTCTTGTTTTTTATTGGTTTAATTTGTCATTGTTTGAGTCTTGGTATGATACATATTGGTGCTATAATTCACCAAGGAATCGTATGTACCCGGACTAATCTCATCCAATCGTTCTCGGCTATGATTCAGCATACAAATCGTCAAACAAAATAGGGGTTCCACAAGCGTTGCGTCGCTATTTTCGTCACCAGCGTCAAAATTGAAAAACTCTAAAAGGCAATTTCCAGGAGTTATGAGGGGTTTTCCTGTTTTTTGCTGTACGTATTCGAATCCAATGCGGGCATAATCCAACCAATTTGTTGTAGATATATTTTCCATGACTTCACAAGGAGCTTCAAGAATGGAAGTTGGAGATACAGGACGATCCATCGTTTTTTATGGAAATTGTAGTCTCCGTGTAAGTGATTTCAATTTTTTTAGGTTCACTATTAAAAAATATATTTGAAAGAATACACTTATAAACACAATTACAAATAATAAATGTATTTTAGTCGTTCATCTGGTGAGAGGCACTCGATTTTCTTTCTCATCAATGATTTCAGTAGATCTTCGTTTTCCCGCATGGTAAATAATTCGTGTTTCTGTGTTTCATTCATGTATGGATAAATTTGAATGAGTTTTTCTATATTATTCCATTTTTTGTGATCTTTCTCTTTTTTATGTAAACGTTGTATACAATCTAAATAATCATTGATATCTGGTTGACCCACTTGAATGTATTCCATGACCAACTCATAACCCAATGGATTTGTCAATAAAGGACACTTTGTTTCCATTTCCCCTTGAAACATAGCATATTGGTCTTTTTTACGATCATACGTATTTCTGATATAATACAAGGCATTTCCCAATTCCCATTGAAACCGAAAGACATTTTCTTTAAAATCTTCTTGTTGTTTTATCGCAGGATCTTCAGGACAACGACGCAAACACCCAGGAGGCGGAATGTGGTTCTGTTTGTATTCAGTTATGGCTGCTTTCCACATAGATATATTGTCTAGTTTGAATACAAGAATTTATTTCAATTTTTTAAATCATTCACGATTATCAGAAATAAAAATTGAAATAACGATTATATACTTGTATTACCTTATCACCCAATTATGACTGACGTTCTTCACACCATACCCGACGAATCGCTCTACTTTATTGATAAAAATCCCTATCCAACATGTGCCATTTGCATGGAACTTGTAAAAGAAACAAATAAGAGCATTCTCGTATGTGGACACGAATTTCACGCGCATTGTTTGATGGAAAATGCGATCAATTCGAATAACACTTGTCCGCTTTGTCGGGAAGTGGTTACCGTGAAAGCCGTTGAAGTTCCGGAATTAAAAATAAATTTGATTAGTAAATTTGTGGAAACAGCGATTACCAAAAAATGCGAAACCGATATGAGGTCAAATATGAAAGAAATGTTAAGTCGTTGTGGAATATCTTGGGACAATATGAAAAATGACGCAAAAGTAGGAGTGTTGTATCATATGATGCAAATGATGATAGACGTTGGAATAGATACCGGAAAATATATACAAAAATGGATTGATGACGGAAATGATCGGTTTATGATGGACGAAGAAAGCGACTATGCCATACACGTGAATTTAAATACTTGGTTGAATGAAGAAGACGAAAATAAAGATGAAGATGAAAATGAATCCACTTCATTGAGTCCTTTGTTTAGTACAATAGACCAAAACCATACACACAATGAAGAAACAATCATCGAAGAAGGAGAAATCATTGAAGACGACTTAGAATACGAATATGAAGTGTTTATACGAAATTATGGTATACATAAATATAGAAATAGATTTATAGACAGCGATTATTTGTGTGTATTTGATAACTTATTGAAGGCCGACATTGAAAATATCATGTATCCGGATTCGTATCGCGTTCAACCATTATTTAGTCGACAAGAAGCCGAAGAAATAATGGGCTGTATCATCATGTACTTTTCACAATTTCATGAATTAGCATATATCTAAACGATTCTGATTTGTTTGCCATTTTTATAAATAATTATTTTTAATTTTTATACCAATATAGATTGTTGAAAAAAATAGAATTATAAAAAGTAATAGATACATCATTTTTTCTGTTATAAAATTATGATTTACTAAATAAGATCCTGCTGTAATACCTATCATAGAACCTAAAATAATATAAAAACATAGTTTCCACTCTACATGATCATTCTGATGATACATGATTAGTCCAGGTAAACTTTGTGGTACCAATTGCAAAGCTAGACCGGTTGCAACGGCTGTTTTAATGGACACTCCAAAATAAGTTAAAATGGGTATCAATAATATACCAGATCCAATTCCTATAATACCAATTGTTAGACCCGTAATTATACCAACACATACGAAAACAATTGGATTCATGTATTTCTATAAAATAGATTATATTTTAAATATTGTGATTCGATAGTACGTTAATAAATGAATCAAGAAATTTTGAATTAAAAAATAGGTTCCAGTATAAAGTATACTACATCATGAAAGTGACAAGCCATAATATATAATATATTTTTTATATATAGAATGAGTTTATGTATTGCAAATACGATGTATCAATCTCATAAACCAAATATAAAAAGAGACATTGACTTTATACAAAAACAATTGATTTCTATACTACAAAAACTTCGTATTCGTTATACAGTGTTTCCAGAAAAATATATATTATCTCAATTAAAGAACAAAGAGTACCGTTTACTATGGATAAGAGATGTATTTTTTAATATAAATAAGGAATTACATTTGTGTAATATATCACACGATTATCGTCTAAACGACCATCATATGGTGTCTTCTTATTTTGATTCACAAGGAATAAACTACGAAACTAAATCACTTTCTTGTGCGCTAGAAGGTGGAGATATCATTGAATATAAAGACCTAATTTTCGTGGGATTGTCAAAAAGGACCACTGGAGCAGGAGTTTCCTATTTAAAAAAACTTGCAAAACAAAGTAACCCCCAAAAAACGATTATACCTATAAAACATGATGCATTACATTTAGATTGTGTTTTCAATATTCTTCCAAATGACAATGTTATCATTTATTCACAATCATATATTAAAAATATAAATCGCTCTCTTTTGTTAAAACAAAAAAACATTCGCGAAATATATACATTAGAGGAATTATCTGGATTTAATAAAAAAATTTCATTTTTGTACGCCTTGAATTATCTTCACGTTTACCCAAATCATATTATTGTTTCTCATAATGACAAATTTACCTTTTTTTATAAATATTTAACTATGAAAGGATACATAGTTCATTTTATCAAAACAAATAATATTGAGAGATTTGCTGGTTCTATTCGTTGTTTGACACAATGGATAAAGAAGCCAAAATATCAAACATTATTTTGAATAATATGGGAAACGAAACAATAAAAAATTGAATTAAAATATAAGACCTCATATAAAGCAAACAAAGTTATGAAACTCACAAGCCACATGTGTGATTCGGTTGACGATGAAATACACAGCATCATACTAGAAACACGCGGTGTCATGCAACAAATCAATCAATTATATATCGAAAAAAAAACCGAAGAACTGAAAAGCTATTGTGTTGAAAAAGCATCCATTATCCAATTCATCTTAAATTGCAAAAGTGACGAACATCAAAAAGAAAAACAAGCATTCCAACAACTTGTATCATCTTATATGTAATTATGCCTTCATATATTTAGTATCATAATATCATTCTTTTTTATTTTGAAATTCATGGTTGTATTTAGGATTTTATATGCATTAAATCTTGTTATTTATAAAAAAAAATATTATATAAGTATATAAATCAATGCCCGCCTATCCTCGTAAACAATCACTCATCAACAACGCCGATGCGTGCAGTGCTGGAATGAAAAAAGCTGGATTAGTCTACACCAGCGATTACTCCCGTGTGTCGCAAAATATTCTTAAATCGCGTACTGTTACCAACATTCAATTTAGCGCAGTAACTGGAAAATGCTGTGGTAAACAATAATTATATAAAAACGAATCCTTGACTTTTTTATATAATCGCTTTTTGTTGATAATGTATCAACATGAATACAAGTATTACCCCAAATGCGTTTTTGGAAACAAGATCCAATACATTATAACCCGTATTTTTCCATTTGTCTTGAAATGTATGAGCCACACCGTACAAAGCCCAAACAAATGCTAACACATACACTATTCTTCGTCCAATAAATGTAAATTTTGCAAATGAGTCATATAAATAATAAAAAGACAAAAGGAAAAAGACAAATCCAATACTTGTGCTATAATATTTAGAAATCACTTTTTTCTCGCCCATATAACCAATCAGCAACATGAGATTATTAAAAAATAAAATAGGGGAAAAAGAACGAAGATTGTCGTCAATGAGGGATTTTTTATCATGAACCTTTTGCGTTTCTTCGACGTTTTTGTCTTTTTGTCTTTCATTGAAAAAGATAAACATGAGTGAAAAAGTAATCATAAGAAAGTTAGTGGTAATAAACCAATCCAAGTATCGTTTTGACATAACACTATTGTAATCGTTTAAGCTAAATCCAATCCAAATATACACCAAAAGTTCTATAATGGATACCAAGAATTCAATGTTTAAGGCATATTTTAGGGGAATTAAGGAAGGGACTACTTTTAATTGATACCCATATGCTTGAATGAAAAAAGAAATACATTGAATGATTACCGAAAAATAATAGGAAATTACAAATACATTAGTCATAGTTTATATTAGTATATTATAATAAATAGTATGCATGATGCCGAAAAAAAGAAAATGATTTTGTTACTATTATTGATTATAGTGGTTAATATATATTTTGTTTCTAGAATACCAAAATATGAAGGATTTGGAACAAATCTTATCACTCCTTTTGTAAAAAAGGGAATCAAGGCCATTCCAAATAAACCCGTAAAGAAATTCTTAAAAAGTGCCACTAAAAAGTCAACGGATGAAAGCCTTTTAAGTGATTTGTCCATGGCTGGATTCAAACTTCTTCTAGCCATCGCAATTGTACCTATTTTTGCAATGGCTGTTTGTGGAATATTTTGTGTGATTTTCGGATCGGGTATAATGACATCCTTTCGTGAATATGCAGCAAAAATAATACCCGATCTAATAGATGAAACAATCAGGCGAACGAAAATATTATACTAACTTCATTTTCTCCAAAAGAATTTTCTATTTATTTTATGGAAACATTTGCATTAACCTTTTTACATCATTGTATATGTGAAATCCTATACCATGATATTAGTTATAATGCTTACGCGAATAGGCCAAAGCGGCTATTGTGGGAGGCAAACTATTCATTACATGATTTGCGTGACGTGGATCAGCAGGCCAATAGAAACGGTCTTCCAATCGCATATAGCCAGTAGCTGTCATTTGTTTCCATTGTTTTCCGTATGAATCCATAATGATTTGTCCGTTTGCAATTGGCCGAAAGAGTTCCGATAGTGGAATTTCATCGGAACGTCCAAATACGTTGGTAGACGAAGCGTTCATAACGGGGGTATATATTTCTCTTGGATTCTAAAAAAGAGTAATTTCAATTTTTTTTGAAAGCATCATTTTTCATCATAGTATAATGAAAACATCGCAACTTTTTTCGCAGCACTCAGTGCCAATGCAAAAAGGTTTTTTGAACCCTCGGTTTTTCATTTTCAAATAGAAAAGTTGGGGAAAACTAGTTTTATTTTTCAAATTTTGATTAAAATATATTTTCAATTCCCCCCCCCCCCC